TCATAAGGTCTTCAGTAGTTATATACCAAAATTCACCGAAGTAAACAACATAGGTAATGAACCAATCAGCCTCAGTAACTTCAACACCTGATTTTTTACCACGACATTCAGTTTCAATGAAAAGGTTACCAGTATCAAACCCCGGAGCAACCGTAACTTCAGTTTTAACTTCGTATTTGATTTCTTTACATTTAAATTTAACTTTAAGGTCATATTTATTATCCTTATTATCCGAGATAAACTCAGCACCCATAGATATAAGGTCTTGAAGAACTATTTCTTCACCTTTCTCACCTAATTTAATATCATTTTTGAAATTTAAATCCGCCATAATACAAAGATATGATATAATAACACAAATTTCAAGATATTTATAAAAAACTTCGGTATGAAAATTAGATTAAGTGAAAGTCAGTTACTATTATTAGAACAACACCAAGAACTTCAAGTTTATTTAGGTAAATTAAACGAGGTTATTAAACAAATTAATAACATCTATGATAAAATAACATTTGATAGTATACCTGAAATTGAAATACATGGTTATAAATCCGTTTTAAAAAAATTGGATGAGATTCTACAATCTAACCACAAAGCCGGAATCGATTATATTAATAATAAGATATCAGATAAAGAATATTACACTAACAAATATGATTACGATGTACAATTAGATGATATTGAATCTGAGGGTAGGGACAAACTTTATGTCCTTGAAGAATTGTTAGACGCTATTGAAGCTGTTAATCAAAGTTTTAAAGGTTATTCACCACCAAAAGTATAATATTTTTCATTTTCTTAATCTAAAATTTGTTTTATCCAAATAAATTAACTATCTTTGTTTCATAGAGTATTAACTAAAATCTTTATTATGAAACTGATTTATTTAATTTTCGCAGTATTACTAGTATTCACATCATGTGAGAAAGACGAACTTTTAACATTACAAGGTACTTGGGTACTAGTTGATGGTTATGTATATGTTGAGAATATGGAAACATATAGTAAGACTAAATTTCACCACTTTGGTGATGGTAAAACAGTTAGTCAGTTAACTTATTGTGACCCATACGTATTTGATATTGAAAATATACAAATTGGTGATAGTGCTACCACATGGGAGTTTTGTACTAATGGTGATTTTATATTGAATGGTGATTATAACCACCCAATGTACTTGAATATCACCGGGGGTTATAAAACAATAATTGAACACCCAGATTTTAGATATACCGAGGCTGGTATTCACCCATTGGGTGGTTCAGCAAGACCATTTGATTCTTACACATATGATTATGAAGCTAAATTAATGAAGGTTAGTATTCAAAACCAAACTGGTACGAATAAAGGTTATAATATAGAATGGGATAACGAATTAATATTTAGAAAAATTAGCGAATGATAAGAGACATTATGATTGGTACAGCAATAGGTGATGCCCTAGGTGTGCCAGTAGAATTCCAAAGTAGAAGTATAATAGCTTTAAGTCCAATAACCGATATGATTGGTAATGGGACACATCAACAACCAGCTGGAACATGGTCTGATGATTCATCATTGATGTTAGGTTTGGTCAGTATGTTATCCCAAGGATATGATTTACAAATCCTTGCAACCAATTTTATTAAATGGAAATACAATGCAGAGTTTACAGCACATGGAAATGTATTTGATATTGGAATAGCTACTTCAACTAGTATTGGTAATTTAGTTAATTCTGATTTACCACCTGAACAGTGTGGTCTTAGTGACTTTAGTTCAAATGGTAATGGTTCGCTGATGCGTATATTACCGATATTGAATTATACTAAAATGATGACACCTGATAAAAGATTTAAAACAGTATCTGATGTATCATCATTAACACATGGTCATATAATATCAAAAATTGCGTGTTTTTATTTAGTAGAATTCGCATTAAATTTGAATATAATCAAATTCCTTAATACTCATGTTGGTTATAGTGCATTCATTGAAGCCCAAAAACTCACTAAGAATCGATTTATAAGTTTATTTAAAACTGGTTTTTTAAAGGAACATCTATCACTAGAAGTTAAAAATGCTTTTTATAGGGTTTTATTAGATGTACATGATATACATACTTTACCAATTGAATATATTGATTCAGGTGGTTACGTAATGGATACTCTGGAAGCATCTATCTGGTGTCTTTGTAATAGCTCATCATATGAGGAAGCAGTTTTAATGGCTGTTAACTTAGGTGATGATACAGATACCACTGGTGCAGTAACTGGTGCGTTGGCTGGTTTATATTACGGTATAGATAGAATCCCAAAAAAATGGGTTAATCAGTTGTGTAACTATAAGTTATTGAATAATGTGATAACTAATTATGAGTTATCGATTAATATATTTGGAAATGATTGCGACTAAATTATCTGAAGTAGTATAACCGAGTACTAGTGATACTTCATTTAATATAATTTTATTTAATGTGAATTTATCAGAACCATTTTTGATAAATACTTCTTTAGTTGTGGTCAAACCGTTAACGGTGTTGATGATTCTAAAACCACGTCTAAAACGCTTCCCACTTTTAATTCTTTTAACTGGGAAATGTCTTATTAAATATTTGGATATAATGTCAGAATCAGTTTTATTCATATAATTATAAATATAGAAAAATGAACAAAACATTAGAGTTAAGATTAGAAATTCACATATGTCACCAAGCATTACTTTATCACGAAACTAATGGTGGGTTCGGGACGTTTAAGGTATTTTGTGAGTATCTCCATAAACATTTGAGTAATAGTTATTATTTAGAAAATACACCACACTATATCAAAAAAATAGTGTATTATATAACTAATGAAATTATAGATATGTTTGGGTTTGATATTAATGAGGTCTTAAAATTAGTAATGGAATTCTTCATCAATAAAACATGGGTTGAAACTATACCAATAGTGTTTCCATTAAAAAAAATGTACGATTCTGCGTTCTAAACTTGCTTTTTAGAAAAATATTTCGTATTTTTGAGATATAAAAATTAATTAAATGGAAATTTTAAACAAAAGTAATTATGAAAGTGTAATAACAGCAAATAGTGATAAAATAATCGCTGTTGATTTTTACGCAGATTGGTGTGGCCCGTGTAAGGTGCTTGGACCAACATTAGAAAGTATGGTAAGTGAAAATACTGACGTATTATTCGTTAAGGTGAATATAGATAATTCACCAGAATTAGCTAAAGAACATAATATTAGAAGTGTACCAACCGTATTATTATTCAAGGGTGATAGTGTAGTTGGTAGTATATTAGGTAACCAACCTAAACAAGCGATTCAAAACAAGATTAACGTTTTAAAGAGTTAATCATTTTGTTTTAATTATTATTGTTATAAGAAACCTCACTAAACTTTAGTGGGGTTTTTTGTTATTAGTTTAATATTTATAGAAAAGAAAAAGATGTTAAAAACTAAATTAATAATAACTGAAGAACAATTGGTATCGATAGCTAGACTTATCAAAGAAGATGCCGACACAAAAATTGTTAAACAAGTTGCTGATTATTTATCCGCATATTATGAACCAAGTTTTGTAACACAGGAAGAATCCGGTGCTTATGATAATACAGCCATGATTCTAAATAAAGTTGATGATAGTCACGTCACCCCCAAAAATTTACTGAGACACCTGATGATTAAATTTAATCTTAGTCCAGAATTTTTAGCGCAAGTTATACGTGATTGGTATGATGGTAACCTTGATAATGGTGGATTCGTCTTGAGTCAAAATGTAAGTGTTAAATAAACCATGGGTACTCATAATGAAATATAAGATTAAGAAAATATTGAGAGAACATTATGGTAAATTTCAAACTAAGTTAGAATTAGAATACGAGAACCAAATCACTAAAAAACTACACAAAGAGAGTAACCGCAAAGAATGGGCTACCTATAATCAATTAGTCCTAGAGTTAAAACACAATATCAAAGATACATTAAGAGTTAAGGAACTTCAATACCGAATAACTGGTAATGAAAATCCAAATGATGTTTGTATGGATATTATAGAAAATTTAGGTACCACTTCACCAGAATTAGAACGATTAGCTGATAAGATAAGAAACTTCGCTTAAGACTTCACTTTCCCCAAAAATATATTAACATTGTATTATGAATGTTAAAGTAGATTATTTGTGTTATTTACCCAATGAGGGTAACTCACCAAAGGTAAGTATCACTGGTAAAGAAGGTGATGCGTATTTGGTTCAATTTTTAGATAAAAAAACACAGGAAGTAATATTCCAAGGGGAATGTAAAGCAAATCAAACCATCATAGGTCAAAGACAGTGGTATACTGAATGGGTTATTGTAGTTAAAGATAATACTAATCAAACTGTATTCGCTGAAGAATTTAATTTAAATGGTAAAGTAGTGTTTATCAAATCAGATGCTTGGGCTCTGGGTGATAACATAGCTTGGATACCATACTTTGAAGAATTCAGAAAGAAGCATAATTGTACCATAATATGCTCAACCTTTCACAATGATTTATTTGAAGGAGAATACCCGGAACTATTATTTGTAAAACCTGATACTAGAATAGCTAATGTTTACGCTCAGTATTATGTTGGTGCTAATGATGAGGATAACATAAAGTACTCACCAAGTAATAGTAAGAGAATACCATTACAACAAGTACCATGTGATATATTAGGTTTAGAATATAAAGAGATACAACCAAAGGTTATTATTCGCAATTCGCAAATTGCGAATTTACCAAAATATGTTTGCATATCTGAACACGCAAGTTCATCAAATAAGGAATGGAAATTTGAGGGTGGTTGGCAACTCGTAGTGGATTATATTAATTCTTTGGGGTATGAAGTACTTGTTATATCAAAAGAGCCTACAGAGCTTAAAAACGTGTCTAATTTAACTGGTAATTATAGTCTAGATGATAGGATAACCGAATTGAGTGGTGCTGAGTTATTTATTGGTGTTTCTTCTGGTTTAGCGTGGTTATCTTGGGCCGTTGGTACACATGTACTAATGATTAGTGATGTGACACCTGAATGGCATGAGTTTCAAGATGGTATGACTAGGTTAATTCACTCACCAAAAAACTTTGTGGATTATACACCCACAGAACCAACATCTTGTGAAAAAGTATTAGAAGAATTGGCGAGATTACTAGGTTAGAAGATATTTATAGATAAATAATATTCAACTTATTATTTAATTTTATGAATAGTTCTAACTACACAATCAAAGTAGGTTATGGTAAATACAACCATTTAGATAAAGCCTATGTCAATTTAATCAGAAATCAAATTAACGATAATAAATTATGGATAGACCGATGGGAAATTTATGATGAGATTATTCAACAAATTATCCAACTAGATAACGTTGGTATATTTGAAAGTATAAAGTATCGAGTTACCGGGGGTGAAGATATTAACCAAGTATTATTAGATATAATGCAGAATGAGCTGGAGCCAAATCTATGGTTAAGGAACCTAATGGTGAAAGTTCAAGAGTATTACGATATCGATTGGTTGAAAGATTTTTACGAATAAACTTGCTTTTATGAATATTTTATCTTATTTTTGTAAAAAACTTATTAATGGTGAAAGAGAATAAGGTAGCTGAAAGACTTATGTTTTTGGCTAAAGAATTTAAATTATTTGAGGAAGAGGATATTCAAGGGTTCATAGATGACACCAGCGATACTGTTGAAACTGTATTCATTAAGGGAAACTTAAGTGACGATATTTTAGCTGTAAGACAGGATGTTTTAACGAATGTGAAGAAAGGTAGGTACACAATTAATGTACATATATCAGATAAAGTATTCGCTGATATATTGGAAGCCGACCCAACTGAGAATAAAGAATTCCTTCAATGGATGTTAACTGTTTTTAGAAATATGATTAAGGATGATAATATCTTAAATCAAAAGGCGAAACAATTTGTTGAGGAAGATTTAGGTTTAGCTAATAGATATCTTATTTTATTTAAGGAAAATAAAAAAAAGAAAAAATTTAAAGAGTTATGTGAGCATGGATTTGGAATCCCTAAAACGGACCCAACTAACATAAACCAATATAATTCTTTATCACAATTATTTGATGCTGTTGACCCATTTATTGAAAGGACACCATCTACCTTAGAGAAAGGTATACTTAGGTTTCAAGAGACAGGACAGGCTAAAATAGTTTTTAGAGATAGAAAATGGACGGTGTTTGTTCCATACACTAAAGATGCTAATTGTGTTATGCATGGATTCGCAAATTGGTGTACAGCAGACCCTAATCAAGGTATGTTTGACAGCTACGTTCATAATAATAAATTACCGAATGGTAAAAACTCTAATATTTATGTTATAATAAACAACAAATTGTTTGAAGGGGAGAGTGATGAGTGTTATCAAATTCATTTCGAATCCAATCAAATAAAATGTAGAGCAAATCGTTCTAACGTAAATATTTACGAACCAGTTTTATCTACCAGTGAAGGAATCAGCGAATTTTTCAAAGAGGAACTCACTAAGATAGCAAAGATGACCAAAGAGATAAATAATATCTATGTGGATTATCTAATCCAATTTGGATTCGCTGATAGTTTATTTGAGTTAATTGATGTTGATGTTCCGATAATTAAATTACAAGGTAGAGAAATACCTAAATTACCGGATATCTCTAGATTTAAGTTGGTAGATGAACTTCTACTAATTAACGTTAAGTTATCAGAGATACATCCATCAGTTGGAAAATTAGAAAAATTGGAACTCTTATCGGTTCCTAATAATAATATAAAAACATTACCTAAAGAAATAGGAAATTTGAAAAATTTGATGTATATGAATTTATTGGGGAACCCCATTCAAGAGATACCGGAAGAAATTAAGTTTCTGGATTCGGACAATGGTGGGTCGCTATATCGTATAGCTGTCAAAGAAACGGATATAGGTAAGGAGAATTACGAAAAACTCAAGAAATTATTACCAACGGTTAAATTAGGAACCGGGTGATAATAAAAAAGTTTAACAGTGAGCCTCCAAAATGAATATTTTTGGGGGTTTTTTATTATAATAACAATTAGTTTAAATTAAAAAAGAAAGTCATGAAATGGAAAAGATTACATGAAGGATTGATTAACGAGCCTATAGTAGAGTACTTAGAAGGATTAATCAAAGTAGGTCATAACCAAGGTAAAACTCTAAGAGTATGTATCGGGTGTGACTCTCAAAGACATGGTAGAGGATACAAATACGCAACTGTAATTGTATTAGTAACCGAAGGTAAAGGTGGTATAATAATTTATACAACTGAATTCATTAAAGGGAAACCTAGTATTAATGAAAGAATGATGTTAGAAGTTCAAAAATCTATTGAGGTTGCATACGAAATATGCCCGTTATTAGACTTACATCACCTTAAGTTGGAGATACATGCTGATATCAACCAAAGTCCAGAACATGACTCTAACAAAGCCCTAAAAGCTGCTGTTGGATACATCCAAGGTATGGGATATGAATTCAAAGTGAAGCCAGATGCGTTTTGCGCATCCTCTTGTGCTGATAGACTTTGCTAGTATTTTAATTATTATTTCATATAAATTAGTCTTCACAGGTAATAGTCGCATATTTATAATAAACCATTACTAAAACTAATTTATATGAAATATTTTATTTATAAAACAACAAATTTAATTAACAATAAAACATATATTGGTATGCACCAGACTAATAATGTGGATGATGGTTATTTAGGTAGTGGTGTTATTTTATTAAAAGCGATAAAGAAATATAATAAAGAAAATTTTAAAAGAGAAATATTAGAATTTTGTGGTTCGTATAATGAATTAATTGAATGTGAAAAATTTTATGTTGATGAAAAAGTAGTAATGGCTAAAGATAATTATAATGTTAAAACTGGTGGTCAATCATCCGGTATATTATCTGACGAATCAAAAAATAAAATATCTAATACATTAAAAAAGAAATATAAGAGTGGTGAGTTAATACCAAATTATAATAACCCATATATCGCAACCGATGAACAAAAAGAAAAAATATCTAACACATTAAAAGAAAGGTATAAAAATGTAGTACACCATAGAAAGGGTAAAGAACCATGGAATAAGGGTAAGGTGGGTGTTCAAAAATCTAAATTTAAAGGTAAAAAGAGTATTCATCAATCTTGGTGTAAAGGTTTGAAAATTGGTCCAATGTCTGATGAACAAAAAGAAAAAATATCTAACACATTAAAAGAAAGGTATAAAAATGTAGTACATCATAGTAAAGGTGAGGAACCATGGAATAAGGGTTGTGAAATGAAAAAAATTGAATGTCCTCACTGTGGTAAATTAATTGATGTTGCAAATGGGAAAAGGTGGCATTTTGATAATTGTAAATTTAATACCACCAAATGATGTGTTTTATATTACTTTTTGTTTTTTTGTTCGTATTTATATAGAGATAACGAATACTATTTTTAAAATATTAAAAAAATGAGCAAAGAAACAGCACCTAAAGTGGTTAAAATCAAAGAAAACGATTTAGTTAACTTAATTGAGAACATCGTTAATGAAGCAGTATCTACTAAGAAAAATGAGTGGATTGCCGAAAACAAACAAAAAAATAAGAAAACTTTGGAAGAAACTATCACAAAAATAGTTGAATCTAAGTTAGCTGCTAAGAAAAAGTAGTCGATTTTTATGTAAAAATATTAATAGCTTGTAATGTTCTTCATTACAAGCTATACTTATATCCAGATGTCAAGTTTCATTAGAGACTTGATTTTTCAATTTAATACATTAAATTCATGATAATAAAATTTGTTTTAACAGATAAATTGTTAATAAATTGTTAAAAAATTGCTTTTTTAATAAATTAATACTATATTTGCGCTGATATTAAAAATTAGAGTTATGAAAAACACTACAAGAAACTTATTTGGTATTAAAATAATTATATTCTGTACCATGATAATTTATGGTCATAATACAATTACCGATAAAGACAATAAAATCCAAGAACTTTCCGATTCCTTAAACCTAGAAAAACTTCACCTAGAAGTATTGAAAAATATATTGGATTCAACCCAGAAGGTTCATGAATCTAAAAAAGAAGTTAAATTTTCCTATGTTTATAATAAGTTCAAACACTACAATAAGAATATAGATACCAATACGGTGGAAAAATTCATTGAAGTGGTAGAATATTTCAAATTGGATACCACTAGAAAATTCTTTGACCTGTGTATATCACAAATATGTGTTGAATCTGGTGCTAAACAGTACTATGCTGATGGAACGTTGGTGGAAAGTAGTGGTAACGCTGTTGGTATATCACAAATAGTTCCAACAACCGCTTTCCAATACTTAAGGAATGTTGCCGGAAGTAAGTATAGTGATGTATTTAGTGATTTAGGTGGTTCCAACTACAATTCTATCTTAAAGTATAAGAGATATAATGTTAATTCAGATGGAAAACGTTATATCACTAAAGAAGCTAGAGAAGAAGCTAGGGTTTGGACCTTTAATGAGACCAATAACCTTATCTTATGGGGTTTTATCATGAAGCATACCTTAAATTGTAATAACCATCGTATAATTAATACGTTAATAGCATATAACATTGGTGGTGGTGGTTTAAGTGACTACATAGCTGAAGGTAAAGATACCAGTAAGCACGAATATGTTAGATTAATAATGAATGTAAAAAGAAGATTAAGTAGATTAGTAAGTTAATATGAGAAGAAATTATAAATTAGAACAATTATTGAGTGGTGATACTATTACCACAAGTGAAAAGGGAAACTCGATGGTTCCCCTTATTAATTCAGGTCAAAAACATAAGTTAAAACCAATAACATTGGTTGAAGTTAAAGTAGGGGATATTGTTTACTGTAAAGTTAAAGGAAATTTCTATACGCACCTAGTAAAGGCTATTGACCCAAAGAAGGGTTGCCAAATAGGTAATAATAAAGGTCGAATTAATGGTTGGACCAAACAAGTTTACGGTAAAGTGATAGAGGTATTATAATTAATGTCCTCTTCTCATAAACCAAAAGCTATCATTAAGCGGTTGTGCGCCCATTCTTTCCCAATACGGTAAAGAACCCTCATTAGGTGTCAAAAGTATCATCTTAACGTCTGGAAATGCTCTCCAGAGAGCTGTCATGATTTCTCCACTTGTTTTAAAGTCTCTATACTCATCTTTAAGGTCTAATTTAACCAATTCAATAGTATATTTGTCCATACCCGGCTTTTGTGGTGCTAATACTACATAACCAGCTTGTCTACCATCTGCTTTTACTATATAAGTAACAGTTTCAGGGTTTTCATCAACAACTGTAATGTTTAATTGTTCTCTTAGAAGGGTTTTAATTGTTTGGTTAACAGATTCTGTTGCTAATTTCTTTTCATTTGCAACCAACCCAGCTTCTTTATCTGAATAATATTTTGGGTGTTCTTCAATATGGTCCATAGCTATTTCTCTAGCTACAGGCTTCTTATCAGTGTGTTCCATTTCAATTTTAATACCAATTGCTATCTCTTTATTAATAGCTTCTATTGATATACTATGTTTCTTAGCTAAGTCTGCTGGTGTTAACCCATCAGCAAGACCCCCTTTAATTTTATCTGTTGCCATACTTATAAATATAAAAAAAAGCCGTAAAATTAATTTACGACTTTCTAATATAATCAAAGTGAGTTACTCACCCTTAAATACCATAATATCCTTGGTCTTGTTGTAGCTTACTTTGATAGTTTGACCCTCTTTGATGTTCTCGTTAAGAATCTCTTCAGCTATACCATCTTCAACGTATCTTTGAATCGCTCTATTTAATGGTCTAGCACCATACTGAACGTCATATCCAACTTCACATAAATATTCGATTGCTTTCTTATCAATTTTAAGACCGTAACCAATTTCTTTCATTCGTTCTTCTAATTTAGCTGTTTCTAGATAAATGATTTTCTCAATATCTTTCTTCTCTAAACTATTGAAGATGATTGTATCGTCTAGTCTATTTAAGAATTCAGGTTTAAATTTTTTCTTAAGAGCTTTTTCGATTATGTTACGAGTACGTTCTTCATCATTACCAACAGAGTTACTACTGAAACCTAAACTGGTACCGTATTCTGAAAGTTCTCTCACACCGATGTTTGAAGTCATGATAATCAAAGTATTCTTGAAGTTTACTTTTCTACCATTACCATCGGTTAATGTACCTTCATCAAGTAATTGAAGTAACAAGTTAAATACATCATCATGAGCTTTTTCTATCTCATCGAATAAGATTACAGCGTAAGGTTTACGTCTTACTTTCTCAGTAAGTTGACCACCTTCTTCATAACCAACATATCCCGGAGGTGGGCCGATTAATCTAGAAACACTGAATTTCTCCATGTATTCTGACATATCCATTCTTACAAGTGCATCTGGGTCACCAAAAACATTCTCAGCTAATAATTTAGCAGCGTAAGTTTTACCAACACCTGTTGGACCCAAGAATATAAATGAACCAATAGGTTTACCACCATCTTTGATACCTAACCTATTACGTTTAATAGCCTTGGCTATTTTATTAATGGCTTCTTCCTGACCAATGATTTTCTCATTGATTTCATTATCCATGTTAGCTAAACGTTTAGTTTCTTTTGAAGAAATCTTATTTAAAGGAATACCTGAAATAAGTGATATAACTTCAGCTATTGTTTCAACACCAACTTCAGTTCTATTTTCATCCAATTCTTTTTGCCAAACTAACTTAGCTTTAGCTAAAGCTTTTTCTAATTTAACTTCCTTATCTCTTATTTCAGCCGCTTTCTCATAATTTTGTTTTTGGATAACGGTGTTTTTCTCACCATCTAACACGGTCATTTTCTCTTCCATCTTTTTGATGTTATCTGGAACATCAGTATCAACGTTAGTTGAAGCACCAGCCTCATCAAGAATATCGATTGCTTTATCCGGCATAGACCTGTCAGTAATATAACGGTCAGCTAATTTAACACAATCTTCGATTGCTTCTTTAGTATAAGAAACTCTATGATAATCTTCATATCGTTCTTGTAGGTTTTGTAAAATCTCTAAAGTTTCAGGTACACTTGATTCTTCAACTAATACTTGTTGGAATCTACGAGTTAACGCACCATCTTTCTCAATGTTTTCTCTGAATTCATCTAAAGTAGTTGCTCCGATAACTTGAACTTCACCTCTTGCTAATGGTGGTTTAAGCATATTAGCTGCATCTAATGAACCCGAAGTATTACCAGCACCAATAATAGTGTGTAACTCATCAAGGAATAATATAATATTTGGATTTTCTATCAATTCATTTATGATAGCTTTCATTCGTTCTTCAAATTGTCCACGATATTTTGTTCCAGCAACAATTGAAGATAAATCTATTGAGTAGATTTTCTTATCTAATAAAGCTCTTGGTGCTTTACCTTCAACAATAAGTTTAGCTAAACCCTCAACTATCGCTGTTTTACCAACACCCGGTTCACCTATTAGTACTGGGTTGTTTTTCTTTCTTCTAGAAAGGATTTGTGAAACCCTTTTGATTTCTTTTTTACGACCAACAACTGGGTCTAACTTACCAGCTTTCGCTGAAGCTGTAATATCCCTACAAAAGTTATCTAAGACAGGTGTTGTAGAATCAGCTTTTGATTTGTTCTTATTCTTACTACTTTTATTATCTTCCATATCATCTTCATAATTAGAATCACCAAAACCGCCATAGCCGCTAGTGATATGTTCTTTATATTTTTCGTACTCTAACCCAACTTTATTTAAAACATTTGCTACTGCTATATCTAATCTAGCCATCGATAAAATAAGATGTACTGATGTAATGGTTTCATCACCTAATAAAGTTGATATAGTTTCAGCATCTTTTAAAACATCTTTAGTTTCAGCATTTGGTGGTATTTCAACATCATCTACAACAGTTATTCTGGGGGTAATATCGATTGAAATTTCCACGGTCAATTCATCATATAATGTTGGTATATCAATTCCGAAATCAATTAATGATGCGATAGCTTGATTATTACCGTTGATGATGGATAATAGAATATGTTCTGGTTTTATTTTAACATCATTATAGGACTTAGCCATTAGAGCTGCGTTTTTGATGATTTTTTTAACCTCTACACTTACGTTACTTCTCATATATTTTATTTTTTACAAAGTTATGAAAAAAAAACTTACAATGCAAGTTGCATTCTCATTTTAATATTGGTACTTTTGTTACTAACAATATAACAAAGATACAAAAAAATTAAACGTTATGCAAGGAGCACCTAAGTTTTCTAAAGTAGAATTGATACTAAAAGACAGAGATTCAACGGATAAAGATTTTATAAAAAACATAAAATTAGAGTTTGAGGACGCTGGAATGATGATAACTGGTGATTATATTATCATAGTTATTGATGAAAAAGCTGATATGACAAGCACAACTTCTAGTACTGGTAAAATATTTCATATGTCAGAAGTGGTAGCGTATAAAACACATAGAGAGTAAATAATAAATAAATATAAAAATTATGATTCTAACAAGAGTAGAAAAAGAAAAATCAATCGATAGTCTATATGACTCATCAAACATCTTAGCTTCAAGCTATAACACAGAGAATAGTGATTTAACAATCACATTCAAAAGAGGTACACAATATACTTATAGAGGTGTATCTAAAAGAGATTACACCCGTTTTGAATTAGCTGAGAGTCAAGGAAAGGTTCTTAACACACACATCAAATCTTATTCCTTTATTAAAGGTAATGATGTAAATACCGAAGCTTTAATTAATGAAATTAACGCTGCTAAACCAAAAGAAATGTCTCTAGAAGGTAAAGTACTTCTTAGAAACATGCAAAAATTTATTGATGTTCATGAAGGTCAATCAGACATAGATTTAACATTACTTGAGATATTAGATGTATTAATTGTTAAACAACTTCAACCTGATACACATGAATAGTTGTGACCGACAATACTTAGACCTTTTAGAAGACATTAGAGATAATGGTACACAAAAAGGAGATAGAACTGGTACCGGAACTAAATCAGTTTTCGGTAGACATTTAAGGTTTGACCTTTCAGAAGGGTTTCCTTTATTAACAACCAAAAAAGTTTATTTTAAAGGTATTGTAACAGAATTATTATGGTTTATAAAAGGTGATACTAAAATAAAATATCTTCTAGATAATAATTGTAATATTTGGAATGGGGATTGTTATAAATTTTTCCTAAATAATCCATCACATAAATATACAAACCCAAAAGATTTAAGAAAAACGAAAGAAGACCAACTCAAATTATGTCCTACTATAAATGATTTTGTAAACAAACTTAAAAGTGATGATTTTTTTTTAGAAAGATGGGGTGATTTAGGACCTATTTATGGTAAACAATGGAGAAAATGGGATAACCCAGTAATATGTGAACCAGAAGGTTGGTATGGTGAATCGACTGACCAACTTAATGATGTTATAAATTCACTTAGAACCAATCCAGATGATAGACGAATGTTAGTTTTAGCTTGGAACGTTAATGATATACCAAGTATGGTGTTACCACCATGTCATGTAATGTTTCAATTTTGGAGTAGAGAGTTAACAACCTTAGAAAGATTTAATATATGTGAAGATTCTGATAAGGGTGATATATCACCTTTTACTGAGCGTGTAATTGAATATGAGATGAATAGGCGTAATGTACCAAAAAGAGGTGTTTCGTTGCAATGGTATCAACGTTCATGTGATTTCCCACTCGGAATTCCATTTAATATAGCTAGTTACAGTTTATTATTAAATATAGTGGGTAAAATGGTAAATATGGTTCCATTAGAGTTAAGTGGTGCGTTGGGTGATTGTCATATTTATTTAAATCAAATAGATGGTGTTAACGAACAATTAACAAGAAAATCATTCGACTTACCTAGATTAAAAATTTCTAATAGTGTTAACTTTAATGGTTCAATTGAAGATTTTATAATTTCGGCAACACCACTTGATTTTGAGATAATTAATTATAATTCGCACCCAAGTATTAAGTTTCCTTTATCGAATTGATTTTTTAGGGGTACCTTTCAGGTTTACTTTGTATTTATATTAAAAGGTACCCCTATGATTGGAATTTATAGAATATTGAATAAAGTTAATGGAAAGTGTTATTATGGTTCATCACAAAACATTAAAAAAAGATGGTCTAGACATCGTAGAGAACTAAACAATAAAACCCATATTAATATAGTATTACAAAGAGCTTGGGATAAATATGGAGAAGAAAATTTCATTTTTGAATTAGTTAAAACTTGTAAAAAAAATATTTTATTAGAAATAGAACAAAAATATTTAGATTTGAACCCGGAATATAATATAGGAAATGACTCTAGTGGTGGTGATAACTTAACAAATCACCCGAATAGGTTAAAAATAATAGATAAGATGACTAAATCAATCAAAGATAGATATGCTTCTATGAGCGATGAAGAAAAGAAATTAAAATATGGTAAACCAAAAGAATTAAACCCTAACTGGAGAGGCGGTAAAACATTTTGTAAGTGTGGTAATAGAATAAACTCTAATAATAACTCATGTATCAAATGTATTGATAGAAGTGGTGAGAATAACCCATTTTATAATAAAAAACATACCAAGGAAACCAAAAAAATTATATCAGAATCTAAAATAGGTTTATATTCTGGTCACCAGAATATACCAATATTAATTGATGGTATAGAATATAAGTCTGCTGGTGAAGCATCTAAAATTTTAAATATATCTATGACAACTATTAGATGGAGAGTTAGAAGTGATAACCAAAAATTTAAGAATTACAAATACAAGTAATTAATGATAATATATATTATTATTGTGAGCCCTGATGAAAGTCAGGGCTTTTTTTATTGATTCTGTTGATATTTATTAAAAAACAATATTTAATGAAACAATTGATAGAACAATATTTAAGTAAACTCTCCGAAAAGGTTAATCCTGACGATGTTGATTTATCTTCATTTGAAGTTCAAAATTCATTAAACCCAAAGATATGGACACCTGAAGGTAAATTAAAACCTGAAATTAGACAACAACTATTAATAATTGCTGATGATTTTATGGAATACCTTGATGTACCATGGGTTGATTCAGTAGATGTAACATTCACTGGTAGTCTAGCCAATTACAATTGGTCAGAATATTCTGATGTTGATTTACACGTTTTAGTAAAGTACACTCAAATAGCGGATAACGCTGATTTTGTTAGAGAGTACTTAGCAGCTAAAAAAGCTATTTGGAATGATGAACATGATATAAAAATTTATGGATATGAAGTTGAGTGTTACGCTCAAGATGTTGATGAAGAACACACATCATCCGGGGTTTATTCAGTTGAAGATGATAAATGGTTAGTTAAACCATCTAAAATGAAGCCTAACATCGATAAAGCTATGGTAAAGAGAAAAGCTTCTCAAATCATGGATAAAATTGATGATGTTATCGCTTTGAATAAGAAAGGTAGTCATGAAGAGGTTCTTAAACAATATGAAGTTCTTTGGGCTAAAGTTAAAAAAATGAGACAATCTGGTTTGGATAGAGCTGGTGAATTCTCATATGAGAATTTAGTGTTTAAAGTACTAAGAAGAAATAAATATATGGAAAATTTTATCGAAACTAAGATTGATTCTTACGATAAAATTAATTCAATGCAACAATAATATAAAATATAAAATAAGAAAAGATGTTTGGAAAATACATACCAATTGACGTAATACATAAAGCTAGTCTTGCTGATTTAACTGCTTATACATACACAGCTGTTTATGCTTCAGATGCGTCTGAAGTAACAATTAATGGGGTTGATATTAAAGTACCAGTGGGTGTTTTAATACCGATTAATATTAAAACTATTAGTAAGGTTTCAACAGTGTATTGTTTAGGAACTAAAACTAGTTCTTTATCAGCACCACAATACTTGTAAGAAAGTATTAACATATTAGAAAAATAACATAATCTGGATAGGGAAAGAATATGAATCACGAATTTAATGCAAAAAATGGCCTTAGAATAAAATGGGGTCAACCAGTTACTGGTATAACCAATAACGACCTTGTTGAAGACGATAATAGTCTAGCAACTGAGGGACAAATCTATAGAGAATTAACAGCCAAAACAGATAACTCTGTTTTCAACGCTTACACCGCTAGTACAGCAACCGCTGATACTAGTAACTTCGTTAATAAGACAGGTGATACAATGTCAGGTACACTATTTGGTACAGCAATTTCAGCTGATACTATTAGTGCAACAACATTTTGGGGTGATGGTTCAAACTTAACTAACTTACCAGCTGATAATAATGATTACACCACAGCTTCTACTCTTAATGCTAATGAATTAAAATTCGATAGGACTGACAAAGTTTCAGCGTATACAGTTGATTTAACTAGTTTAGACCAATCAGGTGGTATCACCGCATTAAGTGGAGCTATCGATACTAATTACGCTCTTATAACGGGACATACACTTGATATCACTTCATTAAGTGGTGATGTAATAACTAATGCAGCGGCTATAACGGCTAACACAGCTAGTATAGCTGGTTTAGATAGTGTTTATGTTAATAAGAGTGGTGATACAATGTCAGGTAATTTAGGTATTGATACTTTAAGTAGTACAACAACTAGAACTGTTCATGTTAATTCTGGTGGTACATTAACCATCGGTGATGAATTAGGTGAATTATATATAACTGATTCAGGTACAATAGTGGCCTTAGAGACAGAAAGTAATTGGAATAGTACAGTTTACACTGGAAGTACATTAACGGCTGTTACAGAGGGTCAAAAATACGTTACAAGTGATTATACATATGAGTATGCTGATTCAACTATGTTCAGAAATGATGCTTATGATGATTTCACAACTGGTAGTACACTAATTAATAATAATATTTATTTTGATAGGACTAATGGTTTATCAGCTTATACAGTTGATATATCTAGCTTAGACCAAAGTGGTGATATAACTTCATTAAGTGGAGCAATTGATACTAATATAACTGATATATCTAATAACGATGCTGATATAATTGTTTTAAGTGGAGCAATTGACACTAATTCAGTTGGTATTACAGCAAATACAGCAAGTATAGACGCTTTAGATAATATTTATGTTAATAAGAGTGGTGATACTATGATAGGTAACCTTACTGTACCTACATTAAGTGCTACTAATATTGATGTTCAAACTAAGATAATTAACTCTGTTACAAATGATGTCTTAATTGATAATAATCTTAAAATTACAGGCGATTTAGTAGTATTAGGTGATACAATTACTGCAAATACTGAAACATTATTAATAAAAGATAATATACTTACAGTAAATTATGGTGAAACTGGAGGAACTGTAACCAAAGGTTACGCTGGATTAGAGGTAGATAGGGGCACTGGTGAAACATATACTATGTTATTCCAAGAATCTGATGATACATTTAGAGTGGGTGTAACTGGTGACACTCAAGCAGTGGCAACAAGAAAAGATACTCCAATACCTCAAGGTATTGCATATTGGGATGACGCTGAAAGTAGATTTGATACAACATTAGATATAAGTGCTAATACTGTTACTGGAGATTTCTTATATGGTGATGGTAGTAATTTAACTAATTTACCAGCACAAGGTTCTGGTACGTTTGTACATCTATC